GGGATTATGAAAATTACATATTCAAAGAAAGGCAGTAAGACAACCACACCAATTAGTCAAGCACCATATTCAGTTAAGGCTGTATGGCATAGAGCAAATGACTTGGGTATCAACATTGTAAGAGTTCGTAGTGCTAAAGAACGCTATGAAGTTACAAAGGGAGATACGTTTGTAGGTTGGCATGGTGGTAAAACATCACTGTACAAGCAACGACAGAACCCTTCTAAGCCATTGTTTTTCAAGAGAAAGATTGCTTTAGGTAAAGAGAACAAGGGTATGCAAGTGCTTGAGATTTCTACTGACATGGATGCACAACAAACATTTGATGTGATTGATGACTTTGAGTATAATACTTCTCTAAGTTTCTTCCAGAGATTGGTCATGAACTTTAACAGGTTGATTACTGGTAGGCATTTGATATCTTAAAAGATTGCTCTCTACTTTTGCAGGTATGGGTTTTGAGAATAAAATAAACTCATCCGATTAGATAATTTGAGGAGTCAGTAATGGAAAAGAAAACACACGGTAGAATCTTAGTAGAGCTATCAGACATTTGGATTATGGAAGGTCGAGATGATTTGTTTGATGATTGTCTTGAAGAGATTTGTTCAGAGTATGATTTCTATGATGGTAAAATTGATGTCAAAGATTTGACACTTGAATGGTTGCAGAAAGCTTTGTTTAAAGCTAACCCTTTGTCAAGTGCAGACATCAAGAAGATGGCAAAAGATTACGGAGAAGATGTATAAATTTTAGGAGATAATTATGAGTTATAGATTATTGAGTTTTAGTAACCCAAAGATTTTAAAAGGTAGAGATGTGTATTCAGAATATTTGAGTGCTATACTGCATTTGAGTCCTATCAATACAAAGATATGTCCCTATCAAGATATTGCAGGGTGCAAGGAGGCTTGTCTTAATACAGCAGGGCGTGGTGGTATTATAAAGAAGGGTGAAACCACTAATACCATACAACTAGCTAGAGAACGTAAGACTAGATTGTTTTTAGAAGCTAGAGATATCTTCATGACCGACCTGATTACAGACATTATGAAGTTTGTAAGGTACTGTGAAAAGAAAGATAAGCTTCCTTGCCTGAGACTCAATGGTACTAGTGATATACAATGGGAGCATATCAAGATTGATGGACAGAATATCTTTGAGATGTTCCCAGATGTACAATTCTATGACTACACAAAGATACCTACAAGAAAGGTTGAGCAGTACAAGAACTACCATTTGACATGGAGTTATTCAGAAGCTAACAGCAAGTATGCACAATACTTTGATGCTATTAAATACAATATTGCTGTAGTCTTTCATGGTACAATGCCTATCTACTACAAAGGTAGAGAGGTTATTGATGGGGACAAGAGTGATATTAGATTTAAAGACAAGCCAAATGTAGTAGTAGGCTTGAAAGCAAAAGGCAAAGCACGACATGATAGTTCAGGCTTTGTAATTCATACAGCATAGGAGGTATCAAATGAAAACTTGGACTAGCGTAATTACATATTCTGTATTAGATATGGGCAGAGAATGTGAAACAGAAGAAGAATATAAAGAATGGGTTAAACAGTCTTTCAGGGAAGAACATAATATAGAACTTGAAGATGAGGAGATAACAGAGATAGAATTTGAGGAGGTAACATGAGTGATTGGATAGAAGGAACTAAACCAAAGTACATTGAATGTACTTATGAAACAGCAATAGAGTTTGACTTAGATGAACTAAGTATTGATTACGATACGATTAAGGACTACCATATAAAGTATGGCACACTTTATGTTGAGTTTAAAGATGGTACAAGTGAAAGCTATGAAGGTAATCAAATAGAAACAGATTATAAATGGGCAGAAGAAGAAAGTGTACTTGATGAGAGTTGGACTTTAGTGGAGGGATTAAACTGATGAATAAATATAACGTAGGCGTACACTATGAGGAAGGCTTTTCAATAGAGGTCACAGCTCCTAGTGCTGAAAAAGCTGAAGAGTTAGCAAAGGATTTTATTGATGAGTATACATCTGTAAGTGATTCTTTTTCTTCTTTAGAAAAAAACAATCTTAATTATACTAGTAGATATTTAAAAACTTATCACAGAGATTCATGGATAGTGGGAGTAAACAAATGATAGATATTATTTTTGTTGTAGTGGTCACTATATTTTTTATAGTATTAGGTTCAGGTGCTTTTCTTTTGGTACAAGACTCTGAAAAACGATATCAATATAGAAAAGATTTAAAGAATAGATACCCTGATTTAAATAGAGACCAAATAAGATTGATAGCAAACATGTTATTACAAGATGAAAAAGATTCAAAGGGAGATGCAAATGAGTAAAATGTTATGTAGTATTAGTGATGACCCATACAATGATTACAGTGATTACATTGAAGGTAAGGGAGTCTACTCAAAACAAACAGAACTATTTGATTTACCTGTAGATAACGAAGCTAATTTGTTTTTAACAGACACCATGCTTAACAAATCTATAATAGATGTGAACAAAAGTGTCTTGTCATTACTGGAACATATAGGTTTAGACTATGATGATATAGAAGTTGGAGAGAGACACAGCTTCCCTGCTGTATTTGTACGCAGTAGTTCAGGATATAGAGACAAAGAATCACAGGTAAACTTTTATAAGACTAAGCGTGGAGATAAACGAATGTCAATTAAACATTTGAAAGCACAGGCTGAAGGTGGTATGGTATTACGAATGACTTATAACTTTTACAAAACAGAAGAATACTTAACCTTGGAGGTAATATGAAAGGCATACTTATAAACCCAATCGACCAGACAATTAAACAAGTTGTTTACTCTGGTAACTTTAAAGAGATATACGACTTGATTGATTGTAGAACTTTTGATGTAGTCAGATTAAACAACAGAGATGATATGTTTGTTGATGATGAAGGACTGCTTATGGATAACCGATACTTTACTATCGGCAACAAGAACTATGCAGGTCGTGCTTTGATACTATCTCATGATGATGCAGGAGATACTATTGGAACAGAACTAACTGTACAAGACATGGAAAGTGTGGTACACTGGTTGCCTGAAGGACACCGAGAGACTCCTTACATGGAATTTACAGCATGGAATTAATATATGAACTCAAAACAAATTAAAAAACTTAGAAAGAAAGTCAGACCAATACAGGTTGAGTGGCTTCGTACCCTATTGCCTGAAGACCAAGCAGACTCTATCACTGTAGATACAGTTGAGGGATTACTCCCAGAACAGACACATGCTTTTGGTCAAGGACAATTACACATGTCATACATGACAGACAAATGGATTATGAAATACTTAAAACAAAATCCAGACATTGAAACTTTTGATGAACTACTAAAGGTATCTAAACATGGATGAGTACATAGCTGATGTATTGATTGACAATCACAGACAAACAATTAAAACCTATGCTAATTCAATCTATTCTGCTATTGATATTCTTATTAGCATGCCAGTTATTAATGCTGTATTCACAGTATCATGCACCGAGGATGGCAGGTCTTGGGATGTTGAGGGTATGGACATGGTGGCAATGAGACAGATGAGAGCAGACATTACTGAGGAGGCTTTGCGAGAAGCCTTTGCAGATGATGAGAGAAATAAAACAATACACTAGGAGAATGTATGGATAAAAAAGACTTAAGTTATGTTACAATTATTGTATTAATGTTAATAGGATTTAATATTTCTATAGCAAATGCACAAGATAAAATATATCAAAAGTGTTATGCTATCATAGAAAGTGCTTCTGTATTAGAAGAACATTATAACAAAGGAGATTAACATGGAAGATACATTTGTAAGACTAACAGAAGATGAGTACAGATATTTCTGTGAGTGGATTAGTAAACACACACAAGAAATGTATGAACATAAGGTAGGCTATGAGGCAAGATGGACTCTTGACCCTAAAGTTTTTTATGTAAAATTGTTAGATGAAAGTCTTTATTCAATGGATGAAATAATGCTTGACATCCGTAACGAGATGGTGTAACATGTGCAACATGACACTGAGCAACCAAAGAACTTTAAGCCCTCTATCTCCAGATAATAAATTATTTGGTTTGGCTTCAGTCCACAACTTCAGGAGTAGTTGGCTCACAAACTCCTTTAATTTAACTAACATCATAGGAGACTAATATGATAATTGACGGCACGGCTTATTGGGCAAGTATCAAAACACCCAATACAACATTTGAACCCATGTACACAGTCAACCTTGTGGTTGATGAAGCAACAGCTAATGACTTTGCTACTCGTGGACATACCATCAAACAGATGGACGAGGGTTCTGCAATAGTAGTTAAGCGTAAAGTGAATGGTCCTAACGGAATGGTTAGGTCTGCACCAAGATTGCTTGACCAAAACAAACAGGAAGTAAATCTTGCTGTGGGTAATGGCTCTAAGGTTAGAGTCCAATGTAACGAATACGCTTGGGAATATGCAGGTAAGGCAGGGAAAGGTCTTGACTTACAGGCTGTCCAAATCGTAGATTTAATTGAATACAAAGCCGAAGACGGCTCTGAATTCTTTGACGAAGGAGAGGAATTTTAATATGATTGTTAGTATTAAGAATGATGATGGTGTTACATCTTATGATGTGACTAAGATTGAAGACGAGAATGTTAGGGCAAACGCTAATGTAATTATTAGTAAGGTGTCCCAACTAGAAGTCTTACTAGAAGCACTGAACTTTACTAGTGCTACGCACCGAGGTAATCTGGAAAGCTTGCTGAAAGAAAACCCTGATGCGATTGTTGAGACAGAAGAAGAAGAGGTACAAGATACTGAAACTGATTCTGAATAACTAACCGTGAGGTGTCCTACTACTTGGATGGGACTTAAAGGCACAATCCAAATACAACGCCTCACTTTTCTACTGGAGATAGAATGATACAAGAACGAACCCAATTCATTAAACATAAATTACCCTGCCCTAAATGCTCAAGCAGTGACGCTGTATCTCTCAATGAGAATGGCTCTGCAAAGTGCTTTAGTTGTGATACTTTCTTTACAGACTATGACAACGAATCAACAGGTAAGGTAATTGAAATGACAACAAAACCCAAGTCCGATAACACATTCCTTACATCCTATACTGGTGCTTATGGTTCACTAACCGACAGAGGTATCTCTGAAAAGACAGCAACCAAGTATGGTGTTAAGATTGTTAAGGACAGAAACAACAACGTAGTACAACACATCTACCCATTCTTCAATGGTAACGAGGTGGTCGGTACTAAGACACGATATGTAGAGAATAAAAACTTTGCTTGCAATGGAACATTTGAAGGCACTGGTTTGTTCGGAGAACAACTACATGGTAATACAGGTGGCAAGTATCTAACCATTACTGAAGGTGAGTGTGATGCTATGGCAGTGGATGAACTGTTCCAAGGTAAGTGGGCAGTGGTATCTGTTAAGCGTGGTGCATCATCAGCAGTCAAAGATGTTAGGGAGAGCATAGAGTTTGTCGAATCCTTTGACAATGTAGTACTATGCTTTGACAATGACAAGGCAGGTAAGGAAGCGGCAAAAGCTGTAGCTAAGATACTCAAGCCTAACAAGACTAGAATCATGTCGTTCCCTAACGGATTCAAAGATGCTAATGAAATGCTCAAGCAGAAGAAGTTCACAGAGTTTACCCAAGCATGGTGGAACTCTAAGACATACACACCTTCTGGTATCATGGAGCTATCATCTCAGAAAGGTGATTGGTTACATCGAGAAGAGAAAGAAAGTATTGCATATCCTTGGGACGGACTGAACAAGAAGCTCTATGGAATGCGTAAAGGAGAACTGGTCACACTTACAGGTGGCACAGGTCTTGGTAAGTCTAGTGTTACTAGAGAGCTAGAACATTGGCTCATCAAAAACACAGATGACAATGTAGGTATCGTAGCCCTTGAAGAGAACTGGTTGCGTACTGCTGATGGTATCTTATCCATCGAAGCTAACGATAGAATCTATCTATCAGAGAAGCGTAAGAATTATTCAGACGATGACCTTATGGGTTTGTTTGATAAGGCTATCCCTTCTGGTAGAGTATTCATTCACTCACACTTAGGTGCTACCGACATTGATGATATCTTTGCCAAGCTTAGATACATTATTGTAGGGTGTGAATGTAAATGGGTAATCGTTGACCACTTACATATGTTAGTCAATGTGTTACATGAAGGTGATGAGAGGCGTGGTATTGACATGCTTATGAATCGCTTGAGGTCTCTAGTAGAAGAGACAGGTGTAGGTATGATATTGGTATCACACGTACGAAGAGCCGCAGGAGATAAAGGACATGAGCAGGGTATCGAAGTATCCCTATCTCATCTCAAAGGTTCACAGGGTATTGCACAGTTATCTGATTGTGTGATTGCACTAGAGAGAAATCAACAGGCAAGCAACCCTGAAGAAGCTAACCTCACTAAGGTTCGTGTACTAAAATCTAGGTACACTGGAGACACAGGATTGGCTTGTGGTCTCCGATATAATTCAGATACTGGTAGATTGTTTGAAGTATCTGAGGAGGAAACATTCGACAATGAACAGTTCTAAAATAATATTTGACATTGAAGCTGATGGCTTAGACCCTACCGTTATACATTGTATAGTAGCTAAAGAGTGGGGTGGAGCAGTACACACTTTTGACAACACGCAAATCGAAGAAGGTATTAAATTCTTAGAGAATGCAGAAGTACTTATAGGTCATAACATTATAGGTTATGATATACCAGTAATACAAAAACTACATGGTGCTAAAGTAACACACAAGTTAGAAGATACATTAGTTATGTCAAGATTATTTAACCCTGTTCGT